TCGACATGGCCGTGGCGGCCGTGATGGCACTGGCACGCCTGGATTTCCATGAGGCGGCCAACGATTCGAACTATTCCAGCCTTACGGTTATTTAAGAATCCCCACCTAATTATTAAAACCGAAAAAATTCCGTGTCACCCCGTTGAACTTTCTATTCGCTCGTCCGTATAGTTCTATGTACAGCAAGGAATGGTCGAGACGAGGGAACGAGCGATGTACCGGATGGTGTCAGACTCCTGCGAGGTTACCGGACTGACGCTGGAAGGCGTCCGCCGGGCTCTCAAGTGGGACGGCATCACGGTCCATGTGGATGCGAGGTCCCTCAGCTACGGGCCGATCCAGGCTGGCGAGTGGTTGGTGATGGCTGCTTGAACCAAATGGATGGTTCGGGCGTATAGTAGTAGGGAAGAGAAGAAGGAGGGATGAGAGATGAGTAACACGGTAAGCAAAGAGACGATGGATTACATCAGCGACCTGAAGAGCGCCGCAAAGGCGAAGGCCGCGCCCAAGGCAAAGCCGGCGGCAGCCTTCCCGGCGGTCAAGGATCTTCCCGGGTGGGATGACCCCAAGTGGTCGGCGCAGAAGAGCCCGAAACTGTTTAAGCCATGGGGCTTCATGCGGGTTGTCGCGCGGGTGATGTTCGTCGGTTCAATCTTCATGTGGTTCTTCATAAGCATCGGTGTTGATGTTACTGCGCCAGGTTCAAACACCATAAACATTGGACTCTTGTCCGAGCGCGAGTTGCTGATGTTGGTAGACACCGCCGTGTTTCTGGCCTCCGGCTTGGCGCTGGCGACCTACAAGGTGATAGACACCATCAACGCAGCGGTTTCTGTCTTGTCTGAAAGGATGAATGCCAAATGAATCTTCTGACAACCGCCCAGGCGGCCGACCGCCTGGGGGTAACTATCCGCCGGGTTCAGGCGATGATCAAGGCCGGGAGGATCAAGACGACCAAGGTGGGCCAGATCCACCTGATCCACCCGAGGGAACTGGAAAAACCGGAAGTGAAGTTCAGGAAGCCAGGTAGACCGAAAAAGGAGGATTGAGTCATGGTCAAGATCGAGAAGAAATGCGGAATCTGCGGGAAGTTCGAGGTGCCAACGGAGCACCGGCATCTAGTCAAGCCCAGCCAGATGGATCGTGTCTGCTCCTGCGCGGACGGCGCCACGGTCAGTCCGTTCCTGGTCGCCGGTCTGGTGGTGGCGGTCACCGTGGGCCTGCCGCTTCTCATGGGAGTTGCGGCTGTCGCTCCGGGCTCACTTCTGATTGTCGGCTGGCTGGCCGGCGCCGTGGCTTTCCTGTTCGCAATATTCTTGGCGGTGCGGCTGGCGATAGCTCCACTGGCCAAGCGGTAGGACGTATAATGGCGCAGACCCGCCGGGATCACTACTCCCAGCGGGCCCACTTCCCAAACCCATAGGAGGGGTCTGAGCATGTGCAAGTCTAAAGATTGCCAACACAAGAAGGAAAGCCCAATCAAGGATTGGAAGCACCGGTGCAAGTTCGGGCCGGATGGGAGGAAGCTTAAAAAAGGCACGGTGATTGCCGGGTGGAACGATATGGCGACAACGCACCCAGAATTAGCAAAAGAACTGATTGGAAATCAAACTAAATATGTCGCAGGGACTCGTGAAAAGCTGGACTGGAAATGCTCTACTTGTGGTTATGAGTGGCCAGCGACAGGGAATAATCGCGTTCGAGGAAGTGGTTGTGGTTGCTGCTCAAACAAAGTTGTTGTTCCTGGCATAAACGATATGGCAACTACCCATCCAGAACTGGCTAAAGAGTTAATTGGTGATCCAAGAAAATATGTTGCAGGAACCGGTAAAATCTTGAATTGGAAATGCTCAATATGTTGCAATAAGTGGCCAGCGTTAGGAAATGACCGAGTCCAAGGCAAAGGTTGCCCAAGCTGCAACCCTGGCGGCCATGACCAAACCAAGCCAAGTTTCGTCTATCTGATCTGCCGTCCCGGCCAAATCCAATACGGTATCATGAACATTTGGACAAGCCGGCTAAAGGACCACGCACGCAAAGGTTGGGAGCTTTTGGACAAGATTGAGGTAACCGGCCGGAAAGCCAGGTCCTTGGAAACAAAAATCAAGAAGACCCTGCGGGCTAAGGGAATCCCAACTGGGCGTGAAGCTTTCCGAGAGAAATTTGAAGGATCGACGGAAGCCTTCCAAGAAGTTGACCTCTACGTCCGCTCCATCCGTGGCCTTTGCCGCAAGCTCGGCATCGACCTGGACGCCTTCCTGGCCGCCTAAAACCTGACAGTTCCGCCATGCCGGTATCTTGTCCGGCATGGCACCACTCCTCCAATCAGCCCAAAGCTGGATAGCCGGCCTTTTCCGCAGGTCCCACCCCAAGGGATCCGCTTGGAAAACGGTCGGAATGAACCTGTCCGATGGAAGCGCGGCCGGCCTATTCGGCCACGCCGGGGGGATCTCCCCCCATGAAGCCGTCACGATCTCGGCCGTTCACTGCTGTATCAGCCTGATCTCCAACACCATCGCCAGCCTTCCCTTGTTCCTGTACCGGTCATCCGGGGAAGGTCGGGCCAAGGCCACCGATCACCCGTTGTACGATCTCCTCCACGCCTTCCCCAACACCGAGATCGGGGCGGTGGATTTCCGCACTACCCTGATGAACGATGCGCTGTTGTACGGATCAGGGTTTGCCGAAATCGAACGCTATTCCAACGGCTCCGTCCGCGCTCTGTGGTGGCTCCCGGCGCAGTATGTCACCGCCGAGCGGGACGCTGATGGCGCCATCTGGTACACCTACGCCGCCGGGACCGAGGAGCAGACTCACCTCCCGGCCCGCAATGTCATCCACGTCCGCACCGGTCCCCTGGACGAGAACGGCATCATGGCCGTGTCCATCCTGAGCCGCGCGGCATCCAGCCTCGGCCTGACGCTGAGCGCCGAAACGGTGGCGCAGGCGATGATGGACCAAGGCATCAAGTCGGCGGGAGTGTTACAACATCCCGGCCGCCTGACGGCGGAGGCGGTGGAAAGGCTGCGGGCGGACTTCACCCGCGTCCATTCCGGCGTGGAGAATGCTGGACGCGTGATAGTGTTGGAAAACGGCATGACCTTCAACCCGGTCCAGACCAACGCCACGGATGCCCAGTTCCTCGAACAACGCCAGTTCGCCGTGCGGGAAGTGGCCAGGTGGTTCAATTGTCCGCTGTCCAAGCTGAAGGCGATTGATTCCCCCGGGTTCAAGACGATCGACTCGGAACAACAGCAATTCCTCACCGATTGCCTGCAACCGATCCTGGTGCGGATCGAACAGGAATTGATGCTCAAGTGCTTGTCCACCATGGAGCGCAGGACGCACAAGATTGAGCACGACTTGAACGGTTTGCTGCGCGCCAACATCGAGCGCCGGGTGCAGGCGATGGCGGTGGCCCGCAACTGGGGCTGGCTGTCGGCCAATGATTGCCGGCGTTTGGAAGGCCTCGATCCCATCGGGCCGGAAGGCGATCAGTACCTGCAACCGCTCAACATGCAACCGCTTGGCAAGGGTGTGGGCTCCCGCGCTCCAGCGGGACAGATGCCAGTTACGGATTCCTCGTCCGATGTCGATGTGTCGGAAGTGGACACCGACAACGAAGGCCAGCAGCTTGTCGATATGTCGCAGGCTCCGGTTGGACTTGGCCAGCAGGACCAGCAGCAACCGCAGCAGGATGTGCAGGCGGCAGCGCTGAATGGTGCGCAGGTCCAGGCGCTGGTGGATCTGGCCCTGAAGGTTGCCGGTGGGTTGCTGCCAAAGGAAGCGGCTGTGGCGATTGCCAAGGCTGCTTTCCCGCTGGTGGGAGACGCCACCATCGCTGCCATCTTCGGAAACATCAAGGAATTGACTCCGGAGGAAATGGCGGCAGGTTCAGCCGCTTCTTCCGGGAAGGCTCCACCGGCGGCGCCGGTTGCGACACCAGACACCACCCCGTCTGGAAACGGTTCCGCCGGTGGCAAACCAGGATGACAACCATGATCGAGCGCAGGCTATCCAAGCTGACAGGCATCGACACCGAGAAGAAGACCCTTCGCGGCTTGGCCGCAGTCTATGACTCGGACTCCGAAGACCTTGGCGGGTTCATTGAGCGCATCGCTCCTGGCGCTTTCCGGTCTTCCCTGAACTCCTCGCAGGATGTGCGGGCCTTCTGGAACCACGATTCCCGGTTGCTCCTTGGAAGACGCTCCAACGGAACCCTGCGTCTCAATGACACGAAGGCCGGTCTGGAGGTGGAGATTGATCTGCCAGACACCGGCTTCGCTCGCGACCTTGGCGAACTGGTCAAGCGTGGCGACTGCAACCAGATGAGCTTTGGATTCACGCTTCCCGGCGGTGGTTGCGAAGCGTGGGAGCCTCACGAATCCAACCCGAGGCTGAAGCGCAGGACCATCACTGATCTGGTTCTCCATGAAGTCAGTGCCGTGTCCATGCCCGCCTATCCGGAGACAAGCCTCGCTGTGCGCTCCCTCTCGGAGTGGACCAAGCGGCGTGATCTGGATCGCTTGCGTCTGCTGTCGATGCTGACAGTCTGCAAGCGCCGGTAACCTTTCGGCATCGGTGACCCGATATTCGAGGGTTGTTTTTATGGAAGTCCAAAAGATCGAAGAAAGGCTCCGGACGCTGTTGTCCGTGGTCGAGACCAGGGAACTCAGTGTTGAGGAGAGACTAGAGATGGACGAACTGAAAGCTGGATTGGAAGACGTGACCGAGCGCGTTGGCGCCTTGGAGGCCGAAGTTGGCGAAGTTGCCGACGAGGTCGCCATTGCCGAGGACGCCGCTTCTGCCGCTGAAGACATTGCCGAGGCTGTCGAGGCCCGCAGCATTCCCAAGGTGGAGGCTCCCAAGCCTATCCCCCAGTCCACCCGGATGGTGAAACCCGGCGCTCCCAAGTTCGTTCGCGACCTGAACGACAACGCCGCCATGGCTCGTCGTGATCTGGCCTTGCGCGGTTGGTTCCTCCAGCCCGCCGGACTGGCGACGGACAGCATGGTGAAGGCCGCCCGCGAGATCGGGTTTGACCTGACCAAGCGGATGCAGCCGATCACCCTGTCGGCCAAGCCGATGAGCCTGCGTGGCACCGATCCCCAGGCGACCACCCCGGGCGCCAAGGGCGGATACCTCGTCCCGACCGAGCTTCTGGCCAGCGCGTTCGAGAAGTACATGCTGTACACCGCGAACCTGCGGAACTACTGCAAGGTGCTCCGAACCGATGGCGGCCATGAGATCGACATCCCCGTGGTGGATGACACCGCCGTCAAGGGCTCGATCGTCGCCGAGAACGCGCAGAAGGCGGTTTCGGATGTGACCTTCAGCCAGGTCCAGTTGAAGGCCTACAAGTACACCTCCGGGATCGTGCTTGTGTCCATGGAGCTCCTTCAGGACAGCGCCATCAGCATCCCCGAGTTGCTGGGTGAGCTCCTGGCCGCACGCATCGCGCGCATCCAGGCGGATCACTTTGCCTTGGGCACCGGGACGGGACAACCGCAAGGTTACGCCGTCGGGGCTGGTGACGGTGGCTCCACCACCGCAGCCGGCGCCATCTCGGTGGATGACCTGCTTGCCTTGCGCAACAAGGTCGACCTGGCGTACCGCGCTGGCGGATCCTTTGTGATGTCCGACGCCACCTTGGCGGCGGTGCAGAAGCTGCGCTACGCCACCACGGGGGAGCCGGTGTTCGTCACCGACTACCGCGACCCGATGGCTCCGGTCCGCTTGTTCGGTCACCCCATCGTGATCGACAACAGCTTGCCGGCAGCAACCACCTCCGGTGGTGTCGCGGCCGTGTTCGGTGATCTCAGCAAGTACATCATCCGCGACGCGATGAGCCTGACGCTCAAGCGTTCGGACGAAAGGTACTTCGAGTTCAACCAGTCGGCCTTCCTCGCCGAGATGAGGACCGACGCCAAGGTCGTCAACAATAAAGCTCTGATGGCCATGAAGTGGAAGTAATCGCCGGCCTCTGATGTCTCGGGACCGGCGGGGCAACCTGCCGGTCCTTTTTCTAAGGGGATCTGACAATGGCGATGGTTCATCTTCAGGCGCTGGAGTGCATGGCGTCTCCAACCTTTCTGATCATGCCTGGCGATCTGTTCGAGCGGGACAAGGCCGAGGCTCACGACCTGATCAAGGCCGGCTACGCCATCGCGGTGGACACGCTGCCGCAGAAGGATGACGAGTACGCCGACAAGCCGACCACCAGAAAGAGGGCAGCGAAATGAGGGCATCCCGGCACCATGTTTCCAGCGGTGCCAGGCCGATCCTGAAGAAGATCGGCAAGCCCTCGGCGCTGGCCGTCTCCCTTGCCGACATGAAGCAGCATCTCCGCGTCGATGGCGGGGATGATGACCTGTACATCTCCGGGCTGATCAAGGCGGCGCAGAATTTTTGTGAGGATTACTGCCGGATCAGCATCACTCACCAGCGGTGGTCGTACACTATCGACACGCTGGAGCATGACTTCATCGAGCTGCCACGGCGTCCGCTGGTCCAGGCGGAAGCCACGGTGGCGGTCGGTGATGTCGTGCTCTATGTGGAAGGCCAGCGTCCGAATCCCAATTGGCTGAGCCTGTCGGCAGGCGATTACCTTGTGATCGCGCCCAAGCAGCGGGTGGCCGGCGATTCGCACGCCGAGGTGCTGCCTTCCCCGCTGCTGAAGGTCAGCGAGTACGACGCCAACGGGGATCTGGTCAACGCGAGCTGGCAACCGGACGGGTTGCACTTCAAGAGCTGGGACGGGAATCCACCGCTGATCAGCCTGCTGGATTACCCGATCATGGAGGA